GACTTATCTTGTCAAGTCTTTCTTCGAAATATGATAACTCCACACACAACGCTACCCCATAGTTCCGCCAAGAAGAGCCACGGGTGAACTAACGTCATCTACATGACAACAAAGAAACCAACCAAGAAAACAGCAGCCAAGAAAACAGCAAAGAAAGCCGTTGCCAAGAAGGCACCTGCAAAGAAAGCTGCTGCACCAAAGAAGGCTCTCTCAATTAAGTCAACGACAGAGACGAACATCATCAAGCCCGAAGCTAACAACTCAAGCGCAGTTATCTACGTTTCTGAGATTCAGAATCTAAAGCTTCGCGACAAAGTGCTCAACTGGTTCAGACGCTAATCAATTAATTACGTTGATTGAGTCACGCTTACCCAGCGTGTAGCAAGCCCTAACTCCAGATGGAGTTATCTGCCAACAGTTGTCATAGACCTTTGTAACGAACCCATGCTTTTCCAGGGTTGCGCAAATATCCGCAGCATCTGATGGTCTGCGATAGAACTTAGGAAACATCGTCATAAGCTGCTTGGACGTTACGGGTGACTTCTTCATCTTCATGTAGTACAACGTTGACTTAGTTGTATTGGCACCTCGTCTTATGAATGACAAGTGTTTGAATTCAGGGTAATCCCCTGGCTTCTCTATGTGATAATAATCAGGTGATGTTCTTGCTGTAGGCATAGGTATCACCATACAGCCGTAAAGTAATAATCACAACTGGTGTAGAATATCAATATGTCAGACATCTTTAGGTCTCAAGATTACATATATGGCGATATTCGAATATCCAAGGCAGATAGGGAACCTTGCATAATCTGTGGACATGCCACGGGTGACTGTAAAGACAACGAAAACAAGGATATCCCGGTCATTTTGTTCGGTACCTCAGTAATCGAAACAATGAAAGAAAACCAACTTGTTCTGGTCGAGGAAACCGTGTATGGTGAGCGACAAATAACACCGTTCACAAAGTCCAAAGTACTACTTGCCAAGAAGGGAACTTATATAACTGTTGAGAAAGCAATTGAGCTTGGCATCAACTAGACACACCGTTTTTTTAGCCACGCTAATATAGTCACCTACACATTCCTACCAAAGAAAGAATAATTATGTCATTGCTATCCCCCGAATTCATTGCAAGCTACTCAGGAAAAGTATCCCCTTGGGGTTTTGGAGGCCTAGGAGAGGTTGTCTATCTTCGTACCTACAGCCGTTCCATCGCAGAACTAGGTCGTAACGAGACCTGGCCTGAAACCATCGTACGGGCGATTGATGGAGCAGTAGCAATCGGCGTTCCATACACAAAAGAGGATGCAGAAGAACTCTTCGACCACATGTTCAACCTTCGCTGCTCTTTCTCTGGTCGAGCACTCTGGCAGTTGGGAACTCCGCTCGTCAACAAGTTCAGCGGCTCATCAATCAATAACTGCTACTTCACGAACATCGAAAAAATTGAAGACTTCGAGTTGTTGTTTGAATACCTGATGCTCGGTGGAGGCGTTGGTTTCTCTGTAGAGCGCTCCAAGATTCACGACCTACCTAAAGTAAAGTTAGGTGTAACGATTACGCACGAACGCAGCAATGACGCAGACATCATTGTTCCTGACTCACGTCAAGGTTGGAAGCGTCTTCTTCATGCAGTCTTAAAGTCGTACTTCGACACGGGTAAGTCTTTTTCGTATTCAACAATTCTGATTCGCGAATATGGTGCACCACTCAAGACATTCGGTGGTACAGCATCAGGACCTGGCGCACTCATCGATGGCATTGCAGACATCTCAAAGGTGATGCAGAATCGTGAAGGTAAGAAGCTCCGCTCAATTGACGTGCTTGACATTTGCAACATCATTGGTCGCATCGTTGTTTCTGGTTCGTCGCGTCGTTCGGCACAGATTGCTATTGGCGACCCAGATGATGTTCTTTTCATTCGTGCCAAGAATTGGTCCACGGGTAGTGTTCCAGCATGGCGTGCTAACTCAAACAACAGTATCTATGCAGATGCCTACGATGAAATCATGCCAGAACTATGGCGAGGTTATGACGGCACAGGCGAGCCGTATGGTCTAGTCAATCGCAAACTGTCTCGTGCTTATGGTCGCCTAGGCGATAAGCGTCCGGACAACACCATTGAAGGATTCAATCCATGTGCAGAAATAGCACTAGCCAATGGCGAGTCTTGCAACCTTGCAACCCTGTTCCTACCAAACGTAGAGTCGCTCAAGCAGATGATGTCAATTTCGCGTCTGCTTTATATGACACAGAAGCAAATCACACGCATGGACTACTCGTACGAAAAGACCACAGAAATCGTTAAGAAGAACGCACGACTCGGTCAAAGCATCACGGGTGTTCTTCAGTGCACAGAAGAGCAACTCAAGTGGTTGCCAGTCACCTACGAATACTTGCGCGGATTTGATAAGGACTACTCAGCAGAACACGGTTTCCCTGAGTCTGTTCGTTTGACAACCGTTCAACCATCAGGAACTCTTTCACTGCTTCCAGGTGTAACCCCAGGTATTCACCCTGCATTTGCTCAGCATTACATTCGTCGTGTTCGCTTTGGCTCATCTGACCCACTAGTTGAGGCATGCCGCAAGCGTGGCTACAAGGTTGTTTGGGACATCGGTATTGATGGTCGCGAGGACCACACTCGCTATGTTGTCGAGTTCCCTTGCAAATCGCCTACGGGTGCAATCCTTGCTGCCAACATGACTGCAGTGGAGCAGCTTGAGTGGGTCAAGAAGATGCAGACAGAGTGGGCTGACAATGCCGTCTCTGTGACCGTCTATTACCGCAAGGAAGAACTTGAACTCATCAAGGAATGGCTGTCCAAGAACTACGACAAGGGCGTTAAGTCAGTGTCGTTCCTTCTCCATGCAGACCACAACTTCCCACTCCCCCCATATGAGGAAATCACTGAGGCAGAGTACAATCGTCTATACAGCAAAATAGACTTCAGCACTCCAATGCAAACTGTTGCAGGAGACATGCTTGACCTCGACAATTGCTCTACGGGTGCTTGCCCAGTTCGATAGGAGTAAAGATGATTCAGGAACTTACAGATACGACATTCGAGACATTCGTTACATCGGGGAGCAAACCAGTCATCGTTGACTTTTGGGCTCCCTGGTGTGGACCGTGTAAATCAATGGCTCCTGAGCTTGAGGCGTTTAGCGCAGAACATGCAGACAAGGTGACTGTGGCAAAACTCAACATCGACGACTATCCAGGCATTGCCCAAGAACTAAACATATTTAGCATCCCAACGATGATTGGGTTTAACAACGGCTCACCCGAGGTTCTTGTCGTTGGCGCACAGAGCAAGAATTCTCTGTCGACAAAGTTTGCAAAGTATCTTTAAACCCGATATCGTCTGGTAAATGATTATGGATTACACAATAGGACTTTTTCTCGGATTCATGCACGGGCTACTTGCTGCATACGTCATCGTTATTGTTAGCAAGAAGCGCAAAGAAGAATCAGATATGTTTCTTGACGACTTTGATGTAGACAACAAGCGCCCTGTATTCCTGCACGACCTACCAGACGACCTGTTCTAGTAGTCGGCGTGCGACTTCACGAAATTCATCAAGCGCTCAGATGTAGTGTCACCTTCATATACGGGTGAAGACTTCAAATAGCGGATGAACTGATACCAATCTTTTTGCTGATTCGCGTCATCAAATACGAGTGTGTATTGAACCACTGCAGAACCACCGCCACCTGAACTTATTGCACCACTGCCACGGGCTACTGCATCCTGCGTATCTATTCCATCGCCAGCAGTTAAGACTGTTTCGCCATCTTCACCTTTGGTTGTTGTGACAATACTGCTATCGAGCTTTGGTTGCTCAATCATCACGGGTGCAACATAGCCACGCTCGTCTTCATCGTCTGGGTCGTTCTTCTCTGACCACTCAGTGATTGCGGCTATCTCGAACTCATCCCACTGCAAGTCTGCGAGCAGTTGGCTGTACTCGCCGTACTCACCAATCTCTGAAATCATGTCTAGGACCAAGGAGTTATCAGTGAAGCCAAGTTCTGCTGTTCTATTGTCTGCGAGCGCAAAAGCAATTGCTTCTGTGTTGTCTGCATCTAATTCGACTACTGCTATCTCAGTCCAACCAAGTTGCTTTGCAGCCTGAAGTTGGTGATTACCGGCTATGACCGTAGATGTTCCATCGCCATTCGTTTTAACAACTATGGGCTTTACCTGACCGAACTGTCTATACGAAGCAATGATTGCCCCAAGGTCACCCTTGCGTGGATTGTTCTCTAGCGGTACCAGCGTCTTGATTGGAACTGCAAGGTTTTCAATCGACGGGTGAATCATTGGTCTCCAACCTCAGTGAGAAAGATGTTCGCCTGGATACTGCCGTCTTCCGAATCTCCAGTAATCTCAAGGCCTAGCGCAATAAGGATGGTTTGGGCTATCTCGCGCATCTCGATGAGTATCGTCTGCTCTTCCGAGTCTGACAAGTCACCAGTGTCTACTAAATTGAATAGCTCCTTTTGAAGGTGCTTTAAAATAAACATTCTTTGCTCTGGGAATTTTTCTTTCTGAGGCATTGCATTATCCTAACACGGGCGCTATGCTTTCATCCATCAAGGCCACGGCCACCAAATAGCGAATAGGAGAGTACATGTCCAATACAGTAACGGTTACAGGGAATCTGACATCAGACCCAGAAATTACGTTCTTTGACAGCGGAACTGCGAAGGCTTCATTTAGCATCGCAGACAATCGCACATGGACGGACAACGGAGAAAAGAAAGAACAAGTTTCGTTCTACGACGTAAACGCATGGCGTTTCCTCGCCGAGGATGTTGCTCGTGTTTTGACCAAGGGTGTTCGTGTAACCATCACGGGTCGTTTGGAACAGCAGACATGGAACGACAAGACCACGGGTGACAAGCGAGCCAAGATTGTAATCATTGCTGACAGCATTGGTCTCGGTCTCATGTCAATCGAATCATTCGAGCGTCGTCAAGGCAAGGGTGCAGGTGAAGGTGAACTCGTTGGTGCTTCGGCAGCAAAACCAGCACCTCGCAAATCTGTAGCTCCAGAAGAAGACCCTTTCTGATTCTCTAAACAGAGATACCAAATCCCCTCTGAGTGTTCCACGGAACGTCTCTCGGAGGGGATTTTTGGCGTTTATGGGTAAGAAATATTAAGTTTTTTTAAAACCCTTGTGCATAAAGGCCCATATCCGCCTGTTTTATACAATCATTTGACGAAATATTGCAATCTGATGTCCACTGGGGGTATAATTTATGAATGAGGTTATTTACTAAGTAACCCGGGCGCTTATCGAATTCAGCCCAGTCCTATTCATCTAGCAAAGGAACATGAATTGAACACACTTTACGGATATGGAATTTCTATACTCTTATTCATGGCTGGGATTAACCTCCCATCTGGAGAGACCAGCCAGTCTGTGGTTTCCCCTCAGAGGGCCCCAGCAGCCTCCATACGGGCCACCGAAGGACCAGACGAGCAGGCAACTCTCATCAAGCGATTTGGGCTTACAGAGCTTCCTAGCCTTCCACCCGTAAAGAATGACCACGTTGGTCGTAGGGCAAAGGTTCCAACCGACCAATCAAAGCGCTGCCCGAAGCTCGAACCAGTGTTTGAGGCCTACGGGTTGTTTCCAGTAGAAACCTGGTCGTACATCGCCTGGCGTGAATCAGGATGCCGTCGGATAGCACAAAACGCCACCTGGGACGCCAACGGAAACATGACCTATGCCCTCAATAAGAACGGCACATACGATACGGGCCTCCTTCAAATTAACTCCTCATGGAGGTCGGTAACAGCCAAGGTATGTGGCGATGAAGCCGTAGAGAACTACATGCAAGGGCTTAAAACTATTGACTGCAACCTACGGGTAGCTCGCTACATCATGGACAACAGCCAGGGCGGACTAAGCAACTGGAATATGTAACTACCTTGGAAACTTGGTAGTAATAACTCCGTCTTCATACTCATCCTCGGGTGGGAGATTCTTCACGACAAGGGCCCTCTTCAGCCATCTATCCCTACCATCGTATTTCGGTTGGAATGGGCGCCTCCCATGAACGGTTGTCTTGTTATCCATGACCAAGAGCTGCGCGGTCTTGAGGGCTATCGCCTGGACGGAAGCGTCAACCGCCCTACTTAGTTCCACGAGCGCGTTCCTGGCAGCATTATTTATGCCAGTCATGACCGTCGCATCGTAAGTCAATTCCCATCCAGAGTCAGACACCCCCAGAACAGACAGGGATACCTGTACGTCTGGTTCTCCGTGAGTTCTAAAACTCTCATCTATTCCTGTGAGGTACCACGGGTTCATTAGCGTGCGGATTGTGTCCTTGTCTAACTTTGGCAAGATGTCATCGAGGTTCGCATACGTGGTTTCTGCACTTGGGTCAGAGCGCACACAAAGTAAAAGCACATAGTCAGGCTTGTACGGGTGAAACGCAGTCTCGGTATGTAGCGCCAATTCAGATTTTGAGGATGTAGAAATTTGCGCATGCTCAGTCTTATAAACTGGAACTATGTTCTGAATTATTCTTCCCTCTTGCTCCTGTGCGTATCCAACCGGATAGCCGAGAGTCATTGCGAATTCTATTAAAGAATCGTCAGCACTTAGGGTTGGGACTTCTTCTCCGTACGGTGTCGCAGGCGTCGAAGGAACAAAACCAAGAACGATATCGTCATAAACGGACACACCCATGTCACCACTTACTCTCAACGACCTTGTGTGTTTCGCTCTTCACTTCGTCCTTGTGGAATGGGTCGAGCATTGTTCCGCGAATCGTCTCGGCTATATCCGGTCGCGATGCGGAAAGTAGATTGAAGTAGACCTGGCCGTACCTCATTGAAGGGTCTTGCTTAACCCACTTCTCGTACTTAATACTTACATCTGCCAAGAAATCATTAAAGGAAAGATACTTTAGTTGCATGTATAAAACCTATTCACTGCCAACCACGAAGTCTGGTATTGCACTTCAGACACGTGTCGGACCACTTGTACGTTTGGCGGAACTCTGCTGGGTGTGTGCAGTCAAGCGCTTCTTGTGCTGCAAGATTGCACAACTCTCTTATTAGTTCGGATAAGGCCACGCCTCTTAACTCTGCTGTTTTCTTCCATCTGTCATGGTCTTCCGCTGAAGCCCGAAGTAGGACCTGACGTTGTGCTGGCTCACCAGTCTTTGAACCTGTGTTCTTTTTCCTGTTCAGGTTGAGGGTTTCTGCAACCTTATTCATTGCTGCTGCCATATTCCCTTGTTCTTTAACATCGTCTTTAACAATCTCTTTAGCAACTACAGCCTCTGGAATATCTACTGCTTTCACAATGACCGGAATGTCCGCTATCACCTTGCTTTCGCCTTCAGGAAAGTCAAGTAAATTAATGATTTCTGGTTTGATGTTTTCTGGTTTACTCATCGATATCTATCTCTTCCGTTTCATCGGTTATTGCAACGCTATCATCGTTTTCTTCATCAATAATCTCTGCATCATGGATAAATCCACCCGGATTAACTGATTCCAACGCTTTTGTGGCACCAAGAATCTTTTCAATCTCGTTCAACGGCATCACGCCAGAGCTACCCATGATTTCGAGAAGCTTACGCACTTCTGCTTCAGGGCTGAACTGGTCATGAGCGCTCTTAGGGGCAGCTCCGGCAAGTGTTGCTCTGATTGGAGTCTGTAGACCAACATCCATTTGGATGTTTACGTTGTTTTGCTCCATACCAAGAAGCTTTGCGCGTCTGTCGATAATTGCTAGAACTTGCTGAATTGCTTTGAGGTCTGGCTCCTGAATAACTTCAGTGCCATCGTCCATTCGCTGCTTTCTTGGTTGGGTCATAGGCCAGATGGCTTGTTGCAATGCGTCGAGTCTCTCCAGTTCCATACGGAGGACTTCTGGATAGGCCATTAGGGCTTCACGGTTCAATCTCTCAAGCTGGCGACCTACTGCCTTGCCAACCACCTGGGTGCTAACACCGAAGCGTCTGCCTATCTCCTGGTTTGAGTGGCCTGCTTGCTTCATCTTAAATATTCTGGTATCACGTTCGGCCAGAAATTCCTTAGTTAAAGCCTTCCCGTTATCTGCCATGTAAATAGTCTAATCCATTTTCATGAATTCTATGACCTCGAATGGAAGTGTAAGACTGCGCTTCATTTTGATAGGCCAGGCTCGTTTGTCACGGGCGCCACGGAAGTGTCGCACATCGTATACATACCCCTCAAGCGCCGTCGGGTCTGGAGTGATGGAGATACCGAACTCTGGCCAGCGCGACCAGACGGAAGAACCAAATGGGCGAAGGTCACGGGTAGACATTGTTGAACCTAGTGGGGCGTGGTGTTCAAGCCACAAAGCACATCCGTAAACATCTCGTATTCGGTCTAGGAAACGTGCGACCTCAATCGCTAGTGCTTCTGAACTCTTCGTTCCGTTGTCTAGATAAGACTTGTACAGCGGACCCATGCAAATGAGTTGAGGTTTAACGCTCTCTACCAACTGCTCAATAACCATGCGGTCCTTGTCGTTACAGATGTCGATTCCCTGTGGTCGAATGTACAGGCGTGCGTCTACTTCCTTTACCCCCGACTTACGTACTGCGTTCTCCATGATGCTCCGCGATGCGCGACGGATAATACGCTCAGGGTTCTCAAGGTCAATCGTCAGTGTTCGTACGGGTGGGATTGGTTGGAATGTGAATGGGTGTATTCCTGCAGCAGCACAGATTGCAACCTGGCGAGCGAGCATGGTCTTACCAACGCCTTCCGCCGCTACAACGATTACACGCTCGCTCTTCTCCAGCAAACCAGGGATAACCCATTCGTACGTATCGTTGTCTGCTTCACGCAAGAATTCCTGCCAATTAACAAGGCGACCTTCGTCCTGTGTCTCTGGAGAATCGAAAGTGTTAATAACCATCGAAAGACGATTGAGTTTTTGGGAGATGGTAAGACCGTCTCGGCCCAGCACTTCCTTAATTGACTCAAGAAGCTCTCCCTCTGTATCGTGTTCATCTTGAGTTTCCAAGATTTCTGCTGCTTGTCCATCTGGGAGCTCGTAATCAATCTCTACCAACTCGCTTGCTTTATGACCGGAAGAGATGTGGTCGGTAATGTCCTTGCCATACGGTGAGATACGAACACGACAGTTGCCACCAGCGGCCAGCAAAAGCTCACGGACACTTAGTGCATGCTTCTTGCCTGGCTCATCATTGTCGGCAATAATCTCTACGAATTCTGCACCAGCAAGAATGTCTGTGAACTCTTGCTCCCAGTGTCCTGCTCCGCTTGACATGGTTGTTGCACAAAGACCTTTTGATACGAGCGTGTCTACATCTTTCTCGCCTTCGACAAGCCAGACTGTTTGGCTGTTTACGATTGCCTCAATCACTTGTGGCAGTCGGTAAAGAACTTTGCGTACTCCTGACGCACTCCAAATGTATTCAGTCGGATTGTCCGGGTCGATACGGCGATGGCTAAAAGACTTAGCACCATCTTCGGTCGTGTATCGAAGTTTCTCGTAAAGGAGATTGCCGTTCTCGTCTTCGTACGGATAAACCTTTGTAAGCTTGCGTTTCTTCTTTGGGGATTTGCTCGCGTTGAGTTCTTTCTTGCGAACAGATACCTGAGACCCTTCGAGACCTAACGCGCTGCATATCTCGGTGAAGTCACACGGGTCTCCGTAATGGCAAGTCATGAGTAACTCCCCACCATCTCCTTCGCCGATACTTAATGACGGATTCTCGTCATCACTACGGCACGGACAACGAGCACCCCATTGCTTTGGAGTGTTCTGATGCACGCCGTCCAAACGGTCGAGCACTCGTTGTACTTGTTCTGAGGCCATGTGCTACTTTGCTTTAGGTTTCAAGGATGCACGATATCGTCGCCGACGCTCAGCCTGACGTTGCTTCGGAGTTAATCCAGCCCACATGCCGTGGAGGTTTGGCGAGCGTAAAGAAAACTCTAGACATTCCTCGTTTACAGGACATGTCTTGCAAATCTCACGCGCGCGAGAAAATGTTTCATTGGTGCGTTCACCATGCTCAGGAAACCACCAATCGGTTGGAAGACCTTTGCAGTCACCAACAAATTTGGGCAACGGTTCTTTCGGAAAGAATAAATCCAGTTCAGAAACTGCATCAAGTTTTCCGATGCTTATATGGCTGCTTCTTTTTTGGGGTTCCTGCATGCGCTCAACGATACAGAGCCGCCAAAGCAATTGCAAGTTTCTAGTCGAAATATCTCACTAATTTATAAAGCAAGTTCCTGACTGCCATTTTGAACCTGTCCCTGACTGTTAACTGCCCACATTCCCGTTTTGCGAATAACCTCATGGAAACCTCGGACTGATAAGCAACTTCGTATACAAGTTCTTGAAATTCATCTGAATTTATGTAAGTATCCCAAATATCTCGGTCAAAAACGTTGTTCTCGAAAAACATGTAATCGTCTAGCGCAGACTTGTCTGCAATTATTTCTGTTCTCCAACCTATTTTCCGCTCAATGTGGTTGACAACGTCAGCGATAGTGGCTATACCACCAAAATCCCACGCCTCGTTAACGAAATCGCTGATGATTCTGTCTTGAATCATGAGTCTTCGGAAGTCTTCTAGCGGAGTTGATTCTTCCCCGCTGTAATCTTCGTCGCTAATGAACACTGGGTCGTTTTCATCTTCCCAATCGAAAGGACCTTCGCTATTTGGCATGTACTTATGATACCACCGCTCGGTGAGCAAGTATCTTTTTTTGTGTACTAGAAGAATTTTCGTCCATTGCTGCGATTGCTCCGGCTATCGGGTCGGTCAAACGATAGAAGTCAATGTATTCAACTATTGCGTTGTATAAAGACCAACCATTAAAGCCGAATTTGCCAGCATTTCTGTCATTCAAGTAAATACTGCGAACAAGTTCGTATATCTCTTCACGATTATTCTTTTGACGCTCTGTTTCGTCCTTGTCTTTAGGGAAAACGGTTCCGATAACTGAGTCAATTTTCTTACCGCCGAGTGGTGCTTGGATTGAAAGCATTCTTTCTGCTTCTTGACCAAACGATTCAGCCCACTTGACAGAAATATTCAGCACTTGGCGCGCTTCTTCGAGCGTTCCATCAACATTTCTTGTATGTCTTGCCGTGAATACACGCTGTGCGCTCTTCAAACCAAGGACAACTGTATTGCTACAGACTGCTCGGATGTCGGTGTTCGCATACCGAATAGGCCAAATGCCGTCGTGCCCTGCAGAGACAACCAAATACCGAGCTATCTTGTCGTTTACACCTGCTGGGTCAATGACTAGCCCGCCAAGCTCAATGGTTGCGAAGAATCGTGAGCCGTTCCGAAGCACTCCAACGGTGTCCATCACGGCATCTCCGTTCGAAGCACCAACAACAGCAAGTGCTCTTTCTAGCACCTCTCGGTTTTGGCGGACTTCGTACCTGGTTCCTACGGTTGCAAGCGCATTGAAAGAACCATCGAGATTCTGACGGACCGTTGCCCTGCTGTCCTCTACTAGAACGACGGAACCGTCCGAGTTCCGTATTAGGTCGCCTTTGTCGTCCACTGCAGCAACACGGGTAAGAATGACGTCGTAGTCGGCTTGTGCGGCTTCGAGCATTTGCTCCATCGTCTGGAGGCCTTCCATCGGAACACCAAGCCGATGCCATGGAGTCATTCTCCCGCCACCGGTGGCATAGGCCATCTTCGCTTTCTGCCCTTTAATTTCAAGTTCGTGTGCCATGGAATCTCCTTGTGACTTACTCTACCACCTGCGCAAGTATGTATAGAATACTGTCAAGTTGTGCAAGAGCGTTTCCACTCCGACCGGACCTGGAAGCGCCTCCGCAATTAGGAGTGGCCTGGGACTTTCTTTCCTTTCTTCCCAGGTCACTCCGATTTTTAATTCTTCTTTTCTAAACTTACGATTTCCGAGATGAATTCGTCAACAAGTTTTAAAAACTCATCTACGGTAAACTTTTTCTTTCCCCTGGTTACGTTTATAGTCTGCATTCTGGTGACGCAGATTTGTTCATTTGATTTAGTTCCTCTGTAGATGGTAATTATTTCCTTCTTATCCCAGATGGCCTGCCACACATCGAGCCCGTCGTCTTTTATATCTAATTCGTAGACTTCGTAATGATTTTTTGTCATGTGCGTATCCTACACATGCCGGGTAGGATAATCAAATGACACGGCAACGTTTATTTCTGGACATTGATTGCGTAGATGCGGCTCGTGAACGAATGCGTCACGTCTATGACACGTTTGACACCGTGTGCGTGCAATTCTCTGGCGGGAAAGATTCAACCGCAGTTCTATATCTCGCAAAAGAGATACATGAAGAGCGTGGTCTCGGTCCTGTGAAAGTAATCTTTCGTGATGAAGAGATGGTTAGCCCTTCCGTAGTCGAGTTTGTGGAGAAGGTACGCAACTACGACTGGGTTGACATGGAATGGTATTGCCTCCCGTATGGAGCAGAAGTGTGGGTACTTGGTCGTCGTGAATACTGCTTGCTATGGTCAAAGTTTCGAGAAGAACAAGGTCGTCTTGTTCGTCCGATGCCTCCGTGGGCAATACGTGCAGAGCACTTCGGTCTTGACCCATCCAAGTCAATACCGGAATCCGTCGATTACTACACTATGCAAGGCAAAAAGGGCAAGGTTGCATTCATTACGGGTGTTCGGGCTAATGAGTCGATGATTCGCTACCGTTCTTGTGTGCAAAAACTTCACGAGAACTACATCGTCATTCCCTATCGCATGAAAAAGAACATTCCGTTGCGCTTTGCCAAGGTTATTTACGACTGGGAAACTGACGATGTTCTTAAGTTCATATCCGAAGAGCATGGAGCTGAGTACTGCGAGTATTACGACCTAGCAGCTCTCACGGGTAGCAACACTCGTGTCGGCATACCGTTACATGCTGTCGCTATTCGCCGTCTTGGTGATGTTGTGGCAACAGAGCCTGAGTTCTACGACCGTTTATACGAATGCTTCCCGCATATTGACGCACAACGCCGGCTATGGACAGACTTCGACCTAGAGAAACGCATTATGCAATACGCTGCAGACGGTTGGAGTGGTGTTAAGCGCTGCGTTGACGAGAATATGGCTACTCCAGGCTTGCAAACTCGCGCGCGCGCATACTGTGCCGAGTTTCGAAAGAAACACAACAAAGACCCACGGTCATATCCGTTGCATTGGTTGATACGTAATCTTCTTATCCATGAAATCAATATCACTTCGGTTAACCCGATTGGGCCTGGAACACGCGCCTACACAATCCAACAAGAACAAGACGCGCTAGACCTCGATAATCTCGGCCTTTGAGCGGCCGGCAATACGTATCGCCTGTTCGGCATCCATGAACACAACAACATAGGATATCTGTAATCCTTCTTCGTTGTATTCCGAGATAACGTCTATAGCTTCAGCGCTAAGACCCAGAACCGAAGCGAGGGATGCTCTTAGTTTTCCGATATCGGTCTCTGCGGTTGCTATGTCCGAAGCATCCTCATCTACCCAGACTGGTTCTGCATATTCGATTGTTGTCGCTCTTGCTATCTCGGTAAGAGTGTCACGGGCATGCTGTGCCTTCACGCAAAGAGTGCATGCAATCTTCTCCGTTGTCAATGCACGTTTGCGGTATTCACTATGACCACACTCAAGCCGATGGGCGTATTGAACTTTTCCCCACGAACCAGAACGGGAAATCTCTAACACTAAACGCTGCGGTGCGGCTTTCTTGTTTATATCAGTCATCAATAGCCTTGAGCGTTTCCATATAGGCCACACCCTTCTCTGTAATGCGGATTAGCGGTTCACCGTTCTCGTTTTCTCCGCATGTCTCAATCAATCCATCGTCGAAAAGTAATAGCAACTCCCCTTCAAGTTCCCAAGCATCATCATTCGCTGGGAATTCAAACTCTATTTTATCCATGAGTAGATAATACCGTTTCTATTTATTAAAGTCAAGACCTTTTTGCAGGAAGTTCATCACGATATCTTCTGCGCCGGCAATACTTTCGATGTCCGTACCTTCGGTTGCGGCATTAACAACGCCACGCTTCGCTTGAATCAAAGAAAATATCTCTTCATCAATCGTTCCTGCGGTCAACAAATACGTTGCCATTACTGAACCCTTCTGTCCAATTCTGTGACAGCGACTGTAAGTCTGGTCAACATCTGCGGGTGTCCATGGAAGCTCAATAAACAACACTTCCTGTGCCGATGTGAGCGTGTGGCCCGTCTTTGCTGCTTGGATAGAAAGAACAATCACTGGGGCTTCATCGATACTGCCGTTCTGGAATAAAGCTTTAGCCTTCTGGACGTCTTCTACGTTCATACCGCCCTGAATCTTCAAGCCACAGTAATGATTGGAAATTGCATCAACTATGTCTCGATGGTGTGCTGCTACAACGACCTTTTCTCCTGCGGCTATCTTTTCGTCAATCCATTCGTACGCCGCGTCCATCTTTGCTTTGGCTGCAAGCCGGCGAAGCACGGACATTCGCATCAAGTGTTCGTGCGACTCCGCGCGTATGCGCGTGCGTACGGCTGCGGAATACGGTGATGCACCTATCTCTAATGCAATTTCGCGTGCACGGTCGACGAGATACTGAACAATATCGTCACGGGCTTCCGTGTACTCCTTCATCGCTGCTTGTGAACCAGTAACAATCACACGTGAGTGACGTACTGGTGGAAGCTCTGAGAGAACCTGTTCCTTGGTACGACGAATGTAGCAAGTTGCGCGCAATGTGTCGTTGAGTTCTTCCAGGTTTGTCGCGCCATCAACATGCCATTGCCCGAAACGGTCACGAAACGCTCCGCAATATCTACGGTAGAAACCCCATAACCCACCGAACTTATTCAACTGTCCAAGTATGTCTAATTGTGCCGCATACTCCGCAGGACGATTGGTTATCGGTGTTCCGGTAAGACAAAGTACAAGGCCATCAGCCGGAGCTGACCTTGCCATCTTGATTGCCGACTTCGTCCGTTTGGCTGTCGGTGTCTTTGCGTAATGACTCTCGTCGTAAACATATGCGTTGTGCTTTAAAAGCAGATTGCAC